AACATTTCCTTGTAATCTTTCAATTATTTTTTCTTTCATGTTACCGCCTGCTTCATCATTATCAGCAATAATTATTATATCACTAAAGTATCTTTGAAGCAAATCTATTTGTTTTGATGACACATTGGCTCCCAGCGTAGCAACTGCTGGAAATCCAATTTGATCTAGTCTAATTGCATCGAACGAAGACTCAACTACGTAAACTTTTGATGCTGCCTTAACTCTATTTAAATTAAATAATACTTTTGACTTAGGAAGTTTTGAGGTATTTTTAAAATCTTTTCCTTCAATAGATCTTCCAACAAATCCGACACAGAGGCCTTCATTATTCTGTACTGGTATACAAATCATATCTTGGTTTTCAGAATATCCAAGTTTAAACTTAATTACAGATTCCTTGGTAATTTTTCTTTTAATAAAATATTCTTTTGCCCTTTCTGATAAAAGGGCTTGTTCATGAAGTCTTTGAACCATGGACATATCAAACTCTGTCCACTCTTCTTTATCTACCAATTTAGAATTTACTTCAGACAAAATATCTGTTTCAATCTCTTTGCTTTTAATAAATCTAACAGACTCAAAATATGTTCTATTTGAAAAATGCATTACTAACTCTATAAGGTCTGCTGTTTTTCCACAGGAGAAACAAAAGAATAATCCGCTATATTTATTTATTTCTCCAGCAGGGGTGCGATGGTTAGAGTGAAATGGACAAAATACAATATATTCAGACTCTGCTTCTTTTTCTACAGTTACGCCCGATCCTGCGAGTACTCTTTTAACTTGGCTGGCTGTGTATAAATTGGTCTGGTTCCGTCTATCCCTAATATCCATTCTGCTTTTTTTCTCCCTATATATATTCCGTATACGCTTAATTCAAAATTAAAATAATTTTTTTGTTCATTATATGATAAAGTAAATTCTGGGTTAATGTCAAATCTTGGAGCATATCCAGATAGGCGCATTTCTGATACCAGTAGTCTGATATATTCTTGTTGCAGTCTATATATGGCTGAGTCATCTACGATAATCCCATCCAATCCAAACCGCTTTATAGCCTTGTGTGGAAATGTTTCCATGGAGCATATTATACTGACTTATCTTCATAATCCTTATACCTGTAATATCCCTTGTCAAAATCAGCCTGAACTAAGAATTCGCCCATAAAACCATTACGATTCTTTCGGAATACGCATTCAATAATATCACTATTAGATGCCCTGCCTAAAGCCAATACCCAGTCTGCATCATATGCGATTTGTCGTGACCATGCGGTTTGACCCAGTGTTGGCACCGTATCTAACTTGGTTACATCATCTGGGGTAGCAGATGAAATAGCAATAATAGGAACCTCTTCTGCAATAGCCATTAACTTTAATTCACGAGAAAGGTTTTTCATACGAATAGTTTCATTATCAGATTTTTGGTTTGGCGACATTAGTTGTAAGTAGTCAACAATAACAAAATCTGGCTTATATTGATCAATCTTTCCACGAAGAACCATGGGGTTAATTTCTCCACCAGTATCATTTGAGATAATGTGGAACTCTGGTTTGCCAGTTACGTGCTTTGTATGCCAAGACTTAAGCATATCCATTTCAACCTGTCCAGCGCTTAGTTTTCTATGTGACCAAACTCCCTCGCCCATGATTGCAAATACACGATTACGAACCTCTACCTCAGACATTTCAAGACTTATGATCATTGGACTACGACCCTGTTTCCAAGCCTGTACAGCGAAATAGAGAGACAGCCATGACTTTCCTATACCTGGATATGCAAGGAAAACTCCCAACTGCCCTGGCATAATTCCAGAGGGTAGATAATTATCAAACCCTGGAAGTCCAGTTTTAATTCCAAGTGCCCCAGCCTCTTGTTGTTTTTTAAGATTTTCAAAATATGCAACAGCAGAGTCTAAATCTGTAACATCAATATCACGAATCGCTGCTGTATTTTTTCTTAGTTCTGCTGTCTTAGTAATGAGAGATTCAAGAGCATCTAGTCCTAAGCCACCCTGCACATCTGTAGCAGCAGAGCGAATAATGTCCTTCAAACTATTAGTTAGATATTCTGCTTGTAATTCTTCAAGATGATGTTTTGTTGATCCAACGCCATCTATTAATTGAAAATCTCTAAACTTATCTATAACCAAATCTGCTGGAGGAACAGATCCATTATTCTCATAATATTTTTTAATAAACTGCCATATGTCAACATGCGTGGTTAATATGTTTTCAACATTTGCTTGTAAAAGAACATGGGCTAACTTATCTTTAAGAACGGCTGAGATTAATTTTGATTCTGTATTATTCACCTAACCACTCCTTAGCCATCTTCTTACGTTCTTGTCTTTCTTTTAAATCTCTTTTTTGTTGCTCTATTGCTTCCAGTATATCATGTGCAATATAGGAAAAATGATTCCATGTAGGATTTTCTGTTACTTCAAAATAATATTCAAGTAATTCATAACATACTTCCATGCCGTAAGATTCTATTAAGGCATCAGCAGACCACTGCTCAATCCATTTATTATATCTTGGCGCCTGTCCTAGTTTAAACTTATAGTGTTTATCAAACCTACTTAACAGAGCCAAACGCTTCTGTTTTTCTGTCACACTAATTGCTTTCTTCTAGTTCAACCTTTGCTTCTGCGATTTTTGCTGATAATTTATCTTCAACAAATTTATATACACGTTCAAAAGCCTGATCTGTATTTTCTCCATCACGCTTCGAATCTGTAACTCCAAGATCTAATCTTAGAGATTGAAAATTGCCAAGATTTAATGTGTAACCCAAAGTAACTGTTACTTTTGTATCTTCCATTTCATACCCTTCTGTTATATTGATTCTGACCAAATTGGTATGAATCTACCATCTTCAGTCTTTGTATATGTAAGTATACCATCTCCCATTCGTCTGGTCAACTCAGCCTTTGTAGGAGTAATATCATTTGTTATTAAATTATCTTTTCTTGGTCTACCAATATGGTATGTAGCCAGTATATCACGAATCTCTTTTACTTGTGATTCAGAATAATAAGATCGTACTTGCCATCCTCTTGCTCCACCTTTTTGAGATCCCGTTGGAAAAGGAATAATTCCACGTTTCATTAATGAAGGCATATACTTTTTATGTCTATTAACAAGATCAGCAGTTTCTCCTACTGTATATGCTCGCTCTCTTTTATTTTTAAAGTCACTAATTAAACAACTTTCTAATCTATCTTTATTAATATTATAAATTGACATAATGCCATTGGATCTGTTATAATGCACAATTCTAACAAGATCTTTATTTAAAAACCATACCTTTTTATTTCCAGGTATTACAGGAGCGACATTGTATTCTTCGCTCGTTCTATTTCCTTTTTTAGTAGCCATCTACCTTCCTCCGAATCAGATGGCGGATGATAAAAAATTCTTGATCCGCACATTAAACAAAAAATTTCTAAATGAGATAATGAGTTGAAAACTCTGTCTACCATCATTTTTCTTGAACATTTTTTGCATCTTATCATTAATTAGGTATACCAAAAATAATTAAATTAACACCAACAGAAACGTCACCAGAGGAATTAAAATTAACTACACCGTCTACCCTAGATGTTGTAATTTTCTTTATTACCACGTTTACGTTTTTACCTGCTTCTGTATCACCACTATTTACAGGAGATGCCGTAACTATTGGAGGATATTTAAATTCTGGCTTTATTTGATAGGAAAAAGATTGCTGGCTTCCGACGCTCTGGTTGCTACTCTTAACAACATCAATATATCCTGCTATAACTCTTGTTTCAGATATTTTTGCACTCTGAGATGTAAAGTTAGGAACATCTACCGTAACATATTTATAAATTGCAGGGGATACCTGAACAGATAAATCATTGATAGCACGAACTATTTGATCTATATAAGATACATCTATTGGTTGTCCTGGTTCTGGTGATGGTATTTTTGCCATTATTCCTCCTGTCTAATTATACCAGACTGCCTTCATTTTCAAATAATATAGCATCTGCAAATCTTTCTAACGGTATGGTTTTTGTTTGTACAGCAATATGAACATATGTTTTTGCTGCATCATAAACTATAGAATAATTTGTTTGAGATGTTTTAGTATAAAACTGCCATCCAGAATTATTCCATTTTACATATATACAATATTCTTCCATCCCAGCCTGTGGCTGCCACGCTAAATTAATAACTCTATTTGTCTTATCTATAATCATACTATTTAAAATTTCTGATGGAGTATCTTCTGCTATAATTTTATACGCTGGAGACCAGTGCGACATTCTATTTTTATCTTCAGATATAAATCTATATCTTAAAACATATTTTCTATTCTCGCCAAAAAATCCAGGTAGTTTTGATTTTGGTATAATAATTTTTTTAATACCAGAGTCTGGAGTAGGCATTATTGCACATCCAAAGCAAATCTAAACTCTATATAATTGCTTGTATTTGCTGCCTTAATAATAGTCTCTGCATTTGTATTTTTTAAAACTGTATAGCCAGTCATTCCATAAACTGGATTGATTGTAGAAATATTTTCAAATCTTATTGCATCAAGGCCAATATAAAAGTCTGGAGATGGTACGCCATTGTTTATTACAGTAGTATATATTTTTACAATACTAACATTATTCCATGTGAAGCCAGTGCTTTTATATAGTTCCTGTATTTGTTTGGTTATAACATGATACCTATTAGTTGCAAAGTTATAATCATTTGCATTCATTACAACTTCAAATCTAGCCCACTCTGCAACTCCAGCCGTATCACTTTCTGCAAACTCTAATAATATTCTTACTTCGTCTGGAACAATAGAAGGATCTGGATCTTTGTTTATAATACTAAATGCTAATTTAATTTGATCAGTAGGTGCATTAGAGTTAAAGTCTAATCCCACACCCAAAAGATGGATGTGGTTTGACCCTGATGTTATATTTAAATGACCTCCAGAAACTGTCAAGTTTGCTGAATCACCTTTTAACATAACTATATTATTATAAAAACGTGCTCTCTCATATCTTGAGATTCTGTCAGTATTTGTAAATAATCTGTTATCAGAGTTTGTCTGAAATGCATCATATGGCTGATTAATAACATTGTCATTATTTGATCCATCCAATGGTGCATAAACAATCGGAAGTGCTGTTGCAGAAGACTGATTATGATATTCCCAATTTTCATTTACAGTAAATGCAAATAATGTTCTACTGTCATATGCTCCTGCAGATGGATTAGCACCAGCAGAGTAAACTCCTACTTCAGAAATCTCATATCTTTCATCTGTTGGCAATTCTGCTGTAAGAACTATTTTATCTAATCCATCTTCATTTACATACCCTCTTGATGTAACTGGAACTCTAAACATTTCAAAATCTAACGATTGCTTACTAGAATAGTCTCCAAAATTTTGATTTGTTGCTAATGGCTTGGCTCCGCATCCTATTGCAATATAAGATGCATAGGCTGGCGCCTGGCCAATTAAATATTTTGCTAATATCGCTTTTCCTGTATTTGTAATCATGGATTCACCTCATATATTGTATCATCTAATACTTCGCCGTCAGCGACTATTGAAACCTCTACCTGCTCGTCCCGCCCTAAGTTAACTACATTTATAACAAGGTTTCCAGTCTCTGAATCAATATATACAATAGAGCAGTTTGGACCAGTACCGCAAGATGGCACTTTGGCTGAAAAGTTTATAGGGAATTTTTTAAAATAGTTTGAATCTGTATCTTGCAATGCCAATATATTTTGAGGATTATACTGAAAATATAAGTTAGTTAAATTCTTTATTGGTTGATAAGAAATATTTTGACCATTTATAATATCAGACCTTAAAATATTTATAAGTTCTTGACCACCTATATTTTCAAATATTAGATCTGTCATTATTTCTATAGGAGTTGTCTCATCATCAAAAAGAATAATATCTGTAGTTGCTGCTTTTACATCTTGATTATCTTGATTAGGATTTGGACTTGAAGAGGGTAGATCTGGAGTACTGTTTACTGGTGACATACTAAACCTCACTCATATACAGTGTCATCTGTGGACCACTGCTATTTTTATTATATTCCATATGATAAATGACAAATCTTGTATCTTCTGAAGATATTATATCATTATTAGAACTATCTTTATATTTTATATTTACAATATCTCCTAATTGAATCATAGGATTAGTAAATACTTTTACTCCAACATTTTTTCTTGGCTTTAGCATTTTATTAATCATCCAACCCATTAAATCATTTGCATCATCGTTTGACTGGATATAGACTGGATTTAATGAAAATTCTTTTTTACCATAAGATAGTCTACTTGTTTTTATCTTATCGTAATCTAGTGCGGATCTTATTGGAGAAACAATAAGACCATCTTTTCCTATTGCTGGATCAGAAAAGTTCGCATTCTTAGCAAAATAAGAATCAACAGTTAGTTGATCATTTGATTCTTGTGTAAATGTAATACCTTGAATTCTTAAATAGTTACCACTTGTTTCATCTAGATTAAGAGATGTATCTGTAGCATTAAAGACCATAAATTCTGCGCCATATGATCCTGCCTTAAATCCTGAAATTGCATATCCTTTTATTCTATTGAATGTTGGAGAAAGTTGTGCGTATAAAGCGGGATAGGCTTTATCATATCTTATTTTTAGATAAGCGGCTTCTCTCATAATTGTTCCAAATTCATCAAAATAAATATTAAATGATGGCGGCTGACTCATATTAATTCCAGATAAATATGTTGACTGAACCATTCCAGACATTGCATATTTTCTAAATGATTCATTTGTTGTAATGTGCTCATCTCCAAATGCTGCAGCAACTGGAGTATCAATGGTTGATGCTGTGTTTTGGCTATAATTACTTGCAAGAGCATAAATATTTTCAAACATACATTTTGATCCACCACGAACAAATAACGCAACATTATTATAAATTGGCAAAGGAGATGAGTCATCAACAATTTTTATTAAGTTATTGTTCATGTATAGGTAAAATCTTCTGAATGATCCCACATCTTCATACTCTACTGCAAGATCATATACAGTTGGACTTTGCTCACCAAGCATTCTGGACTGTCCTGTAAATTTACCATCATCAACTATAATATTGCTAAGTCCTCCCCAAAGTTTTACAGGAATAGCCTTACCACTTGGGTCTGAATAAATTTTATAAAATATCACATTGTGAAGATTGTCTACTTCTGAAGAATACTCGCTTATATTTTTTTCTGTTAATGCAATAACCTCTAAGTAATATCCAACATTAGTTGTTGGATTTATCATAACACCAATGCCACCAGACCCACCAGAAATATTTAATTGCTGATTTGGCTGACTTCCTGGCAAAACATATACTGGCATAGAGTTAACTGGTGTTTGTTCTTTAGTATCACTTACTTCAAGTTTGCCTATGATTCTCATTCTTGTTCCAAAATGCTTATACTTATTATCTAATGGCTTGTATTGATAGGAAACAAATTTTAATGGAGTTTCTATGGTGCTGAAAGAAGGCCCACTCATAACTAAAGCAGATGCTTGAACTGATCCTGCCTGAGTAGATTTAGTTGTATTGGTTTGAGACTCATTAACGTATGAATGAGATAAAAAGTTTTTAATTATGCTAGATCTTACTGTTTCCTTTGCTTTATTATTATTAACACCAGCAGGAATGGATGTTCCCAAAGATAAGGTTGCTATATCATTATTATCTAATATATCTTGTTCATTTAATCCAAACAGATGCTTACTTTCCATATTCATTCCACGAACATATAAATCGTTATACCAGTGTGAGTTTAATCCAGCATCATGAGAAACTATTGTAGTTCCAAATTGTCCACGTCCGTGTCTTGCCACTTCTCCATTTTTCATTACAGTCTTACCGTTAATTTCTTCATATTTAGGTTCAGCATATATTCTAACAAGGCCAGTCGGATATATTTTTCCATTAAATGATAACTTAGACATATAGTCTTGATATTCTTGATTACTACTAATCCATACATTTCCTACTGCCCCGACTGTTTCTGTTGTATACAATATCTTTCCATCTTTTTCTCCAGTTATAATATTTTTTTCTGTTCCAGGAATATTATATTGAACAGCGTCAAACTTTATAATTTCACCATTAGCATAAAAATATCCGTTATGTCTTCCTAGCCAATAAACTGCTTCTCCTAAATCTATAACATTATCTATCAAAGTATTATTTACAACATTTGGAACCTTAGAAGACAAATTAGAATTTAGTGGGATTGCAGAAAGATTATATGACGACTGATCTCTAGTTTCATTGTTAATTGATCTAAGATTTTTATCTCCAACTATTTCCCATAATAGTACTGGTTTATATATCCAATTTTTAGCAGCAACTTCATTATCAATCATAGATGCTTGTTTTATACTTCCATAAGATCTTTGAATATATCTTGTATCGTAATTAATTACTCCATCATTATATACATTTTTTTCTTCAGAAGACACCTCAATAATATTGGCAAGTTTACTTTGCTTATCTTTGTTTTCAATAACACCAGTATCTATAAGGTCGTCTGATCCAATAAGCGACATATCTATATTTCTATCTGTGTTTGATGGCATCATATAATTTTTACTCATCATAACAAAGTTATTGTATTCATCAAAAAACATTGATGTTTGAGTTGAAACAGCAAGATCATTTAATACCTCCGATATTGTTCTATCTGGTGCTATATAAAAGAAAGGTATTATTAATTCTTTTTCCCCTAAAATTCTTTTAAAGGTATAGTTAGAAAACCCTATAGAGTCTAACAGTAAAGATACTGCATAACTAAGAGATACATTTGGGACAAGCATTTCTGGCGCCTTAGTTGATTCAAAATAAAAATATAAATCTCGTAAATTAATATCTACTTTTCTATTAGAATGAGAAAAACCAAAAAACCCTTCAGAGTACATAGTCTTTATGGGGATAAAGTAATCATACCCACTAACATTAACAATAATTTCATAAAACTTAATCTGTAGATTATTTGATGCATAGTCTTTTATTATACTTAAACTATTGTTTTCGCTAAACGCATTATCATAGTCAAAAATTTGTACCTTGCCGTTAGATGCCAAAAGTTGTCCTACAGGCAATCCGCTAGTTCCCAAATCTGAGGCAGTCTTAGATAAATCAAAACTTACCACCTTGTCTGATATATCTGCACAAAGTCTTGGTGAAAGTTCAATAAGATCAAAAGTAGAATTTATCTTATTCATACTATCAACAACAATTCTTAAACCCTTGATATATTCAAATTCACGATAAATATTTTTGTTTTCTGAACTTGATAAAAATTTTGGAGGATTTACAAAATCAGTAACAAAATTAGTTAAACGGTCTACAGTTTCTTCTGCCAATATCCATCCGTATTCTGGAGTAAAGGTTTCCCAATCATTATTAAACCAAATATGATATTGGCCTATATCAGATTCATCTGATTTAACTAAATAAGCGTATCCCTCAATGGATTTTTCTGGTAGAAATAATACATTATTATATTCTTCAGCCCTTATAAAAACATCTTTGTACTTATCTGGAACAATTAAGCCATAAGATATTTCAACATATCCATCTTCTTTTATTATTGGAGTGCCGTCTTTTCTTGTAGTACCAGAATTAAAAGATATGACATCTATCCAATTATTATTATTTAATAGTTGTACTTTCCATTTTACTGGTGTAGTTTTATTGGAATCTCCATAAAATGGATCTGAAAATGATCCTGATGAATTAGAGAATGGTCCAAGATCTACAGAGCCAACATTTGTCTGCATTTTAATAACTATTCTATTTGCAGGTACTGGATTTTCATACACTACGAATGGTGCTGTATCATCTATATAATTTTGCCCATTAAATAACTTATTTGCTATACCTCTTAAATTTCCAGAATCTGTTCTAAAGGAAGTCCAATATTTAAAGTTATCATTTTTATCTGCCATATAGTATCTAGGCCTATTTGACATATTCATGTTAGAATGATGAAGTTTTCTACCTGGAAGATATGCTGCCTTATTTATTCCAGAGCGTGGTCTAAATCTTTTAAAGCAGTCTTCTAAAGAATATAACATTTCATTCTTTTTATTTTGTGCCAATAAAAACCAGGGCTGAGAGTTATTTTCTGGATCTATTCCGCCATCAATTTTTACATCAGCATCAGTTGCTCCAGTATAAAAATTACCTGTGTCATTTACATCAAAGGTATTTGGAATTGTTTTATATTTATCAGATATATCTGATGATGGTCTATATCTATAATTTCCTATTCTAAAAATATTTTTTGCAATGTTCATATTCCACTCTGCAATAACTGCAGACTGTGTCCTAACAGTTGGAGATGTTTCTAAATATGTTTTAAGTTCTTCGTTTTGAAACATTATACCTCTTCCAGAGTTACAGAAATATTCCAAAAGTCAAAGTTACTTCCACCACGTTTTACAACACTATAAGTAAAATCTGCAAAGTACATTTGCATCAATTGACTATATTGCCCTAAGTGTCCATATGCTTTAGAATCTTTTCCAAAATTAGAATATTTATCATATGATAAATAAACCCAAAATGGACCTTGATGGTTTTCGTACCAGTCTAATATTTCTACTCCACCTGCTCCACCATCTGTTGTATATTGTAGATCTGCGCCAGTACTTAATCCATATCCATTGTTTGGAGAAATTCCTGTTGTAGCATTAAAATCTGGTACAGTAAAATATGATCGTGATGGCAACATTTGCCAGGATGTTGAAAGTTGTAACTTATCAGCAATATGATAAGATCTCATTCTTCCATTAATCATTCTTTCTCTTGTTTCAATTCTCGTAGTATTAAAATCTAATGAACTTCTATTGTCGTCAGATAAAATTAAAAATTGATTGTATACAGATTCATCTGTCTCTGAACCTGGATTTTGTCCTATCTCTAATCCATTAGGAACATATACCTTAAAATCTGGATCGCCTTCTTTTGGAGCAGAAACTAATGTACCAGAATTATTGGCCCAAAGCATTGCTTGTGGCCTTTGATACTTTTTCCTACCTGTCATATACGATAGCGTTGACATTATAAGTTTGCTCCTCTAAGTCTCTTTGAGTCTACTTGCTTAATGTGCGTCATTACTGCCCGTGCAATTTCGTCAGGGTTTGCATCAGACTTAACATTGACATTAATACTATAATTATACACTGAGTCTCCTATTGAGTCCCCACTATTAATTGCTCTCATTTTATCTATTCCATGAGAATTTACTGCATACCTACTCATTACAAACTCCCCTGGAGTTAACATTGCTGGAACAGTATCTGTGCCTTTAGCAAATCCACCATTTAAGAAACGTGGTATTGTTCCACCCATTGAACGATATAGTGATCCTGTTAATCCACCTTTACGAAGGTATCTTGGTTTTATAATACCGCCTTTAGAGGCTACTTGAATAAAGTCTCCTCCTGCTCCACCCTCACCATCTCCAGGAACCCAGTATGGTCCATCATATTCAATATCTATATCTCCATAAGGATTTTTTACAACACTGGTAGCCTGAGAAACTGCTGCATTAATTCCTGCTATTGTTGTTGCATCATCAACATTACTAAGTGCAGTCCCCACATCGTACATATTATCTGCTAGGACTTCAGTTGATGCTCTTAATGCTGCTAATTCTGCCTCTAATGCTGTAGTGTCTTCTCCTCTTTCCATTGCTTCTGCAATCTTAAGTTCTAGGTCGACTATCTTTTGATCGTTATTTCCAAGTTGAGTATAGAAATTATCTAGATATCCAGTTAAAGTTCCTTGAGCCTGTGCCTGTGCTTGCTCAAAAGTAAGAGGTTTTTTGGTAAGTCCTGCATTATAAAGAGCAAGAGCAGAAACAGCAGCAAGAATAGCATCTCCAACTCCAAGCCATCCATCCTTCATTAAATTAACAAGAGTATTTGAAAATTCAATAACATCATTATAATATCCAGCATCTATTCTTGCAAATCCAATTGCAAGTTGAGCATCTCTCCAAACTTCTCGTTGCCTATCTATTGCCTCTATAGCAGCATCTCTTTGCTTCTGATAATCTTTTAAGGTCTTATTGGCCAAATCTAATTCGTCTTGTGCAAGTTTTAATCTTCCAACTTTAATATCATAAATCTTATCTTCAATTTGTCTAATTTCTAATAACTGAGCGTCTCGTTTCTTTTCAAGTTCATACACCTGCTGACTAATTGCAAACTGACGATTTTCTATTTGTAATCTAGTTAGCCCACCTTTACTTCTTAGATTTGCAATCTGTTGATCTTTTGCAGCACCCAAAACTCCTAATTGATCCTCTTTCATTGCCTCTATCTCGGATGCTCTCATTTCTTGTGCTGCTGCGGCTGCTGCAGAAATATCACCTTGAGATAAAGCATCTGCAAGTGTTAGTTGTTGCTTTTGTTGATTTGCAATTCTTGAATTTATTTCAAATACTTTTGTTAAAGCATCTGCCTGCTCATCATATCTCTTAGTTATTTCATCAGCACTTCTATTCATTAAATCAAGATCATTACCTAAATCTGATGACTCTTTCTGTAATATTTCTATTGGTCGTGTTATTTCTAATTCAATCTTTCTTTGTTTTGCATCGATATTATCTTGATAGTCTTGTATTTCTTTATTGATGCCGTCAATTTTTTCTTGAGTCTTATCAATAGCATCCTGAGCATTTTTAAGTAATGGCTCAAAATCATCCTCAATCTTACCTTCTAGCAAGTCATAATACTCCATAGCCTTGCTAAATAACTTATCAAATTCCTCTTCTTGGCCTTCTCTTGTAGAAAGTTTAATTTGCAAATCAAATGTTTTGGATTCTGGTATTTCATCAATATATTTCTTTAATTGTTCTGCATCTAACTTACCATCTTTTAGATCTTGGATAAATGCTTTTGCAAGATTTGGATTACTTAATATTTCATTAACATCACTTAAACTAAGGCCCATATCTACAAGTAATGGAGCAATTGCAGCAAAGTCTTCTTTAAGTTGAATTGTTGCAGTTCTTTCTTTAAAGAACTTAGTATTTTCTAATGCCTTTACTAAGTCTAATAAATTTTGTGTTTCTAAAACTAAATCCTTTAAATCTTCAGTAATTGCTTTTGGATTAAGAGCAATATATGCTGCCATTCCTTCTTGTTGTATTAGGTTAAGAGCAGTTTCATATTCTACTCCCTGTGCTGTAAGAGTATTTAGGGCAGTAATTTGATCCTGTATTGCACTTTTTTCTGGCAATATTTTTGTAATATTATTTTTTGCAATTGTTGAATAATACTCATTAAGAGATTTAGTTACTCCTTTAATTTCATCCTCAGAAAATATTTTCGCACCGCTTGCAATATCTGCTGTTAAATCTTTATTATTTTTTATAAAATCTGATGCTAACTGTGCGCTCATCTTAAAACCAAGAACTCCGTTTGTTAATTTTTGAAACGCAATTGTTTGATCATCAGTTTGTTTAATTGACTCTCTTTGAGAATTAATAAAGTCTACAAGGGTTCCTTGCTTAAATGCTTCATTAATTGCTCCAACTATTGTCTGACTTGCTTCTAATTGCCTATCTTCTGGTGCTAAACGATTTAATACCTTTTCTACACCTGGGAATACCTTGAGAGAATATTCTCCTTCTTTATTAATATTAAATAATTGTTTTGTAATTTCCTCAAATTGTTCTGCATCTAAACCTTTTAAGAAATCTAAAAATGAACTAGAAAGTGTTATTCCAGCCTTTGATGCTGCTGTTTGTATTTTTTCAATAGCACTTCTTTGTTTATCAAGTGCTCCAAGCATTGGATTATCTTTAAATAATTTTGGCCCAAAGTATTTTTGAACCTGTCCAAGCAGTTGCTTAAAGTTACCAGTTGCATCTATTGAAGCCTCTTTAAATAGTTTAAGTTTTTGCAACAAATCAGAAAGCCAGGATGTGTCTTGTTTCTCTCCTGTTGTATCCCCAGTCGAGATTGGTTTATTTACTGTATCATTTTTTGCTGGAGGAAATATTCTATTCATTAGATCGGCAGTATAAGTTTGTGCTACTTTTTGTCCTGCAGCAGAACTTTGATATGCTGCAAACTCTTTAGCAAATAAATCTGCTTGATATCCCTGACCAGAATTAGCAAAATCTTTAAGAGACTTTCCTTTTTCAGTTTTTAAAAAAGCAGCCTTTTGTTCTGATGTTATTTGTCCACTTATACTATCACTAACAGTTAATGTTGCTAGTGTCATCATTGCTTGAAGTCTTACATTAGGATCAAGAGATGAAAGAAGTTTCCAGTTTTTAATTGCAGTATCTAATACATTATTAGTTACTCCTTGTCCATTTAATTCTGTTTTATATGACTGTAATGCTTCTAATGTAATTGGTTTTCCATCAAACTTTTTCTTAAGAGAGTTTGCATCTCTGCCAACTCTTTCAAGCAATATAACATCATTTGGATCAATTTCTGTATCAATCTTAATACCGACAAACTCTGGTAATTTAATTAACTCTTCTAGGCCAGAGTATAAATCATTTACGCTTTCAGTATATCCTCTTAATAAGTTTGCATCAACAATATTTTTTAAATTCTTTTGTGCATTTTTACCAAGGTACTGTGCTATTTCGGCAAATCTTGTAAGACCTTCAGTTCCTGTTGTTCTAACAATTAATTCAATTTCTTTTTTCAAATCTCCTTTATCTGCTGTTAAGGTTGCAACAAGTGCTTCTGCCTGGCCTAAACTAAGTTGATCTGATGTTATTAAAGCCTGAATTTGAATAGTACCCTTTTGATCAAGATTAGCAGCCTGCATACTTGATGTTAATTGATCTGCTCTAGCCTTTAAAAATGGATCATCTTTGAATTTTTGACTAAGTTGTTCTTTATAAGCATCAGCATATTTGTTTTTTGCTTCTTGAGTAGTCAGTTGATCAATATAATTTGCAGAGTCTGTAATTATTTTAGCCTGCTGAACTCTTGATTTATTAATAGCATCATTTCGTTTGGTCTCTAGATCTAAGATTTGTTCTTCAAGATTTGCTCTTTCTTTAGCAGTTTTTGCTTGTTGTCTTCTAATTTCTAAATTTTGTATGGAAGCATTATATTCAGCATTCATAGCATCAATACCTTGTTGGCTTAATGATAGATTTTGCGCTACTGTTCCAGCAAGTTGTCCAGCAACTTTTGCAATAACCTTCTTTTCTTCACCTCTTTGGAGTTGTCGTGCTGCAAAGACTAAGGAAGCAGTAATTGCTTCTCCAATTACAAGTGATGCTACTGCTCCAATTCCAAGAGTTTCTGGTCCAGTTGCAGCAGCAGCAGCATATTTTGCAACTCTTGCTACTTTTGCCGCTTTGAGTAAACTGGCAGCAGTTCCAGAAGCCGCAATACCCTGAAGTTGTGCAGTTTCACTCCATTGAAGTGGATTGCCCATAATCGCTCCACCAGGCTTTAAGTTTGCACGTTTACCACCAATGCCAAGTAATCCTTGATTAACATCGCCTGCTGTTTTATTTAATTGACTTAATGAAAGTTGTTCTAATTCTCTTGCATCAGTCATCAATTTAACATTTAATTCATATGGGTTTTTGGATAAATTAATACCGTTAGGTCCGACAAGTTCAATTATTCTACCCCGAAGATTTGCCTCAAGCACTGTATCATTTAATGATCTAGCAATATTAGTTGCAATAGATTCTGCTTGATCTGCTGTTAACACACCCTGTTGTACTGCGGATCCTAATTGATTTGCTAAATTTTTTGCAGCAACATCTGTACCCATAGTTTTAACAGTTTTATTAAATTCTGACATAAAGGCTTTGCCTGTTTCAGATCCCAAAAAGTTAAAACCAAATGTTTGATTGACTGGCGTAATCTCAGTAGTTCTTTTAGCACGTTGAGCAGCAGAAACTTGTGTTATGGAGACCTGATTTGTATATTTGCCAAGAGACTCTAGTTTAGCAGTGGTCATAGACATTGCTTTTGCCTGTGCTTCTCCATCAAGTAGTGCCTGTTTAATTTGTGCTGACTGCATTTTATATAATCCTACTAGCCCTACAATAGATGCAATCATCATTTTTAATGGACTATTAAGTAATGGCAGTATGCCTGCAAGTGCAGTTACGCCCATAAGTAAATTCATATTTTGACCAGCAAAACTATCTGGCTTTGCCATTCCATACATCATTGCAGTAGAAGCAACAGCACCTAAAGCCATAGAAGGACCTAGTCCTCTTTGCATTCTTTGATTTTGACGATAGTTCTGTTTTTCTTGATAACTTAAACGTCTTCCAGTTTCTGGATCAACATCTGGAACTTTACCATATCCAAGCATATATCCACGAACACCACGTGTTCTGTTAAGTTTTTTATCGTCATTTGCTATTTGCTGAGTAGTTCTAGCAGAAGTTCTTGTTGCATCAGTATCGTCTTGAACTGCTGCTGTATTTGCAGCAACGGTATTATTAAGTGCCATGAACGGTTGTGCAACTGCTGGAGGAACTGCTTTAGTTGATCTTACTGGTTCTGCATTAACTGCATTTACTATTGCCCTTTCAGCACGAGCAGACATTCTTCCTACAATGCCGCCTCTTGTTTTACCTCTTTCGATCTTTCCTGCTATTTTTTCTGCTATTCTATCTACATTAGCCTCTGCTCTTGATGTTCTATAATTTGTATATCTTGTATCATCTGCCCAAGGATCATCTAAATTTGATCCAGCATAACCAGGAACATTATCTGCAATGATAGATTTTATTAATGGTTGATACTTTGCGGTTTGTGCTGTTGGAATTACTGCTTCTCCTGGCGACAACATTGCAGGAACAACATCTCCAGCACCCTTTGGTCCAGGTACTGAAAATACACCATTAGCATACTTTCTAACTCTTCCACCTTTAGCAAATTCATCAACTATAGATGATTTGCGTGTTTCTGGATCTGTTCTATATGATCTATACTGCAAACCAATATCAGTATCTTTTATTTTAACTTTATCATAAAATCCATTTGCTATTCTTCTTTCTAAAAGAAGCATTGCTGCTTTGTGTGTTGCAGGAAGTTGCGTTCCCATATTAGAAGCAACCATTTCTTTAACTTTTAGATAATTAAGGAAATCTTCAGCCTCTTTAGCAGTAAATATATGAGAACCTTTAAGTGGATATCCTTTTCTTTCATATGCCAATGTTCTATTAATTACACCAACATCTCGACTTCCTGTTCTAGTTGACCACAGGAATCTATCTTTAGGATCTATATGGGCAACATCAACAGTTAGATATTTTTTAATTGTATTTTTTTCTTCAGCAGTTAACCTTGGAGTATCTTCAAGAAAATCTATATCAGATTTTAATGACCTAAGAACTTTTGCAGCATTTGAACTTGGATCTGCCATTGCAGCCTTTGTTAATGCACTTTTAACTTCTGAAGGAGCATTTTTATTCTTTTTCTTACCTGCTGATCCAACCTGACCAAATATGCTAGAAGGTCTTAATGGTTTCTTTTTAACTTTTTGATATTTATGTAATCTATGTATTAAATATTCGCCAGCAGTCATGCTTGGTCTATCTTTAAATTTTTGAACTCCGCCAGCAGAGACAAGTTCTGCAAAAGCATCATCAAACTCTTTCTTTTTTGATTTAGCAATCTTATATGTTTCTCCAGTACCTGGGTCTCTTATTATCAAACCATCTTTGTCATCTTCCCATGGTATTGATCTCCAATTCTTTAATTTTGGAGAATTAGGATAATATAATGCATTAGTTGTTGCTCTGGCTGCCCCGCCAAATCCAGATAAAGCAAACCCATCCTGAACAATACCAAGTCTTGTCTTTGGCATCATAGAACGAATTGAGTTCATCCATGCGCCACCAAATAATCTAGGAACTCCATCTTTACCAATTACTGGACCACCAGTAGAATATTTTCTTGCATTTAGTGCATCAAATGTCTCTACTCCATACTTATCTACTGCCTTTGCATTTACTACGTATTCTCCATCAGATACGTATGCTGGAATTGAGTCTGATGTAGAAGTTCCTGGTCCACTTATCACACCTCCTCCTGCACGACGAAGTGGCGGAACACCTTTTCCAGGAATAAATAGTCCTGGATTAGATGCAGAGAATGCCCTCATTGCTGAGGCTCCACTCTGATATTGAGCAATTAAGGCTCCAAGACTTGCTGACTCTATTTTATATGCTGCCGATAATCTTTCATGAGAAGAATAAAGAGCATTTGTTATTGAAATATTTTCTAGTTCTTCATTTGTTAAATATTGTGTTTTTAATGCAGCATCGCTAGATCCATATGCTAAAGACTGATATCCTTTACGAAGTACATTAAATCCTTTCATAACGTTTGCAATTGCATTTGCAAGCAAACCAAAAGTCATTAAAAATATTGGTCCTAATCCACCTACTACAGCAGTAATTACTGCAATTCCCTTTTTAATCCCATCTGGTAATTTATTAAATTTTTCAGCCATTCGAGTAATAAACTCAATTGCTGGAGTTAGTGTTTTGGCAAATACCTCTCCAATAGGTGCAATTGCAGCCTTTAGTCTTTCTGTAGCACCTACAAGTTTGTTCATTGCAGAATTTGCTTGAGTTCCTAATTCTCGCTCTGATAAAATTGCAAGTTCTTCAACAGATGCATTTGCTAATTGCAAAACTCTAGCAGCCTGAGTTCCATCTTTTGTAATATTATTTAATAAAGCAGAAATTCTTGCAAACTGATATTTTCCAAATACATCTTCGATGACTCTAGTACGTTGCAATTCTGTTAATGGCTCTAATGCTTGAGCAAATCCAACAACTATATTTCTTAAGTTACCCTGGTTTGCTTCAACAATTCCTTTAATATTAACTCCAACATCAGCAGCAGCCTGTGCTGCTTTTTTACTTGGATTAATCAAAGAACCAAGACCAGACTTTAATGCGTTAGCACCTTGTGCTGCACTGATACCACCTTCTTGCATAGCAGCCATAAAGAATGCAAGATCTTTAACATCTCCACCTAACTGTTGAACAACTGGAGCGACACGTGGAATTGCTTCAGTTAAATCTTCAAGGGCAACAACAGTTTGGTTTTCAACAGCGTTTAAAAAGTTAATTGTTTGACCTAAATTTTTACTATCAATTTTAAAAGCATTTTGTAGTGCAATTGTAGTCTCAAGTGCTTTCTCTTGAGTAACACCACCAAGGACGGCTAACTTATTTGTCTGGTTTACTATTTCTTCTAATTGCTTTCCACTATTACCTGCTGCTGCTGCCTCTGCAGCCATCTTGATTGTTTCAGAAACCTTTAATCCATATTTAGTATATTCATCAGCCAATGCTCTTATGTTTTTTAATGCTAGATCTGTTTGTCCTGGATCAGTAAAAATATCTCCATAAACTTTTTTAAACTTAATAGTTTCTGTTTCTATTTCTTTAAATACTCTAATTGCCTGTGTTCCAAAAAGCATTAAAGGAACAGTAAAACCAACCATTAACTGACGACCAGCCCACTGAGTATTCTTACCAAAATTTAATAACTTAGTAGATCCATCATCAAGTAACTTATTAAATATTTGTTGACGCTGTGTTGCCAACATTAATTGTGTTGTTACATCTCTATAGTTTAATGCTTTTGGTGTAAACTTAAGGGCATTCATTGCACCCTGAGCATCACGACCTAATTGAACATATTGTTGCTGTAATACTTTTACACGTTTTTCAACAAGTTTAGAAACTGTGTCAAATTCGCTACCAAATACTCTACCAAATGTTTTTGTTGATGCAACACCATATCTAAAGTAATCTTTGAGTGATAATTTTGATCTATCGAGTGCTGTTGAAAACTGTTCTGTAGCAGTTTTCATTCTGGTCATAGATGCTGTCCACTGACCAGTTGCGTTTACATTATGTAATAATCCTTGTGCATATTTTGCTTGCGCTTGCGCTGCAGTTTTTGTACCTATTACAAGAGCACGGTTAAGAGCAGTTAATTCTTTTTCTAAGGCACGAAGTTGTGCCATAGCCGAAGAAGTATCAACATTAATAAAAATGTTGCTATTTACATCTCCTGCCATTAACCGCCTCCTGTATTAATTTTTTATTGTTGTGCTAAAGCAAGAAGTGCGGTATCTGAAAGATTCACTCCTGATGCTGCTTCAACAACTTGATAAACTGTTGGAAGGTCTAATAGATCTTCTAGTTTAGCAAGGTCATCTGCTAACTCTGGCTTATATTGCTTCATAGCGATCTGAACGCATTCAATAAGCAAAGTCATAGATTTATCATTATCTTCTTGAACATCAGCCAAACCTTCAAACTTCTTCATAAATTGACGAAGAAGTGATATTTTAAGTGGTCTGATATTAACTTTTGTGCCATCAATAAGAGTAATCTCTTTTTCTTCATGCACAGTTGTAGCCATTTATTCCTCCTTAAGGTATTAAGTAAATTATACCATAGCGAGGTTTTATTTTTTAGTTAGATCTTCATAGTCTAGGCCCATACCAATACCAAATCCAGCCTTTTGTGCATTTGCCCCTTGTAGGGCTAGAACATCTTTAGCGTTTGCTGCCTTACCTTTACTGAATACTCTAGCCTTCATTTCTTCCCAGGCATTTTGTTTCCCGCTTTCTTTATCCAAGTCTACCCCTTGAATTGCTGCTAAAAACTTTTTATTTTGATAGTCTAATTCTCTTTTTATTTTTAATGTAGATGTTAATTCTGGCATAGACATAGAGGTTTCTAGTTCTTCATAATCTTTCCAAATACCTAAAAGAAATGCTTCAGACTCTAATTCTGCTAAATCTAACTCTTCCCAGGTTGCGCCACTTTTTGTTGCCTGATCCTTTACAGAGTCTTCTGATTTTTCATTAACGCTAATTCCGCCAGCAACCTTTAATATTTTATATATGGTTGGCATATCAATATTATTTTCAAGTTCTTCTTGTGTTTTTATTTTAGGATAAAATTGTCTCATCATTATTGTGGCACAAGAACATAAAGCATCAATTGCCTCATAATCATTTTTGGCATTCTTTACCCTATCAAACTCTTTCATAAAAAGTTTTAAGTATTTTATTTTTAGTGGAGTTACATATATTTCTGTGCCGTCTATTAATGTAACTATTTCACTATCATAAATTTGAGTAGGCATCAATCAATTATACCAAAACAGAAAAGCCCAACCTTTTGGGCTGGGCTATCTGTATTATTAAATTGTATTATAGAGAACGATCTACGATTTTACCGTAAGATGCGTTATCATTTGGAAGCAGACGGAATGAGACTTCAAACATTGTTGCCTCATCACGCTTTGCACCAACAGTTACGCTCTCAATTGAGAGTGCACGATATGCAACATAGATTCTTTCAATAGAATCTGAGTCAGCACAATCGCCAGTTCCTGGACCAACTGCAACCAAACCACGCTCTACTGGACATTCGCCAATATCGCCTGCTGAAAGATTGAGTGTTGGATTGCCAGACACCGTGTTCAAATCATCACCTTTGCCTGCGAGAGCAAAGAGAAGATTTTCGAGTGTAGCCTCAGCAAATGTTGTATTGAGGTTAACTTGCATGCCTTGCTTGAACAACTTAGCAACGTCAAGAACCTGATCAACAGCAACTTCACCGAAGTCTGGCTGGAACTGAAGTTCCAAACCATTCATTGTATAACCTACGTTACGGAAACCTTCCTCTGTGGAAAGAGTTTCTTTGTAGGATGTACCAGCAGTATATCCTGGAAGAATTCCTGCTTCTGGTAGTGGACCATTCTCATACGTAAAAAGTGCTGCTGCACCTACGATAATCTGGGTACTATCACCACGTGTATATGCCATTTATTTCACCTCTTTATTTTTCTAGAAATTAAAAGGCGTGTTTCCTCATTGATAAGTATACAGCCGTTTATTAATTTCCTAATATCCCCTGTGTAAGGACACCATCTCTATATCTGGTAGTAGACTGATGATAATCATAGTCAATAATTATCTTGTTACCAGCATAGGTTCGGGCTGTTCCAAAGTCTACTATATCCCGTGCCTCTTCTAGTTGATATATCTTAAAATTATGAAAGTAGAATTCGCAAGACATGCCATCAAAATTTTTGCCCTGAACCCACTTGTTTAACTCTTCAGCACTTTCATCTCCACGATCTAGAAGTCTAAGTACTGCTTCTTGTATTTTAATCATTTTTAAGGTAGGCTCACTTGCTGAAGCATAAAAATAATATAAGACTTGTTCACACTTTATATGAGGGAATGGTCCTCTACGCATTCTAAACATTCTGTCATAAACAGCCATAGCGCCACCTTCTGGGAACTGTGTTTGAAGAGTTTCAAGTGTAGATGGGCCAGTTGGGAAAAATGGAACAAAATCACCTTCCAAAACATCTTGTAGTTTTTCCTGAAGATATTTATTTATCCATAATACTGGCGTATTTAATACTGATGTTGATTCTGTCATGCCCTAACTCCTGCACTGACTATCCAGCGATAGCCTGTCTTTATTCCTTCTGATCTTCCACGATCCTTGCCCTTTTGTAAATTCTTTTTATATACAACTGGATTTTCTAAATAATCTTTTATTCCACTTGCTCTTAAGAAAGATTGTCTAAAATAAACTCCAAAGAAATTTGCGACTATATTTTTAAATTGACCTTGAGTTTGTCCGCCAGGATTATCTACTGTTACAGGATTTGATGTATAGATTTCTTCTCCACCTATCTCAAACCTTAATACCTGTGCTTTAACTGGTTTAATTGTTACCGCAACACCATTTTCCATTATCTCTGCTTTGTTATAAAATGGCACCTTTGATCCAGTTTTTATTGACTGAGATTGTTTTAATGAAGAATTAAAAGTTAGTCCAAGATTACTAACAACAAATGTTATATCAAAAAGTCTAGCCTTTGGACTTCCAACTCTGTCCCATTCATATATGTGATGAAGAAGTTCTGGAGATACTTTAGAATTAGAGTCAATAAATTGAGATGCTAACTCTGCTATTTGTGGTCCAAGCGCTGTATAAAAAGCCTTTTTTCCTCTGTTAATTCCTTCTAAAAAGCCAAACGAATATTCCATAATATTGCTCATATCTTTATTAAACTTTTTAGAATCAACTCGCATTTTTATCATACATCTACCGCCTGATTTTCAGACCTACGTATAATAAGTTTATAGTATTCAACATTTCCAAAAGGTCCAGTAAATGGATCCTGAGTTGCTATCTCAAATATTGTTGACTTGCCAGCACGTGGTCCAGAAGTTTCTACATATATCTCATTACAATTTTGATCCTTAATATTTGTTATAATAACATTAGTAATTGAGTTTCTTGCTTCCATGCTTGATATACGAATATCTGTTTTTGCACGACCAAGTAATATTTTATCTTGAGTTATGTTAATATTAGGAATAACTTCTTCTTTAAATGCCGTTCCTGCTGGTGCAAATGAGCATGCAATAGTTCTATCTAATATCCAAGTCTTTTTAACTTCACCATATACACCCTGCTCAACTATTGGATGATATATATCTGCTTGCATTGGGAATGCGAAGTCTGGAGTTTCGCATATTACCATTATAGAACCCCAACGAACTCAATCGGTTTACGATACTTATCAAGTATTTTATCTACTAGTAAATTACCTGTGCCTTCAAACACAGCCTTATCAAACTGAATTCTAAATTGATCGGTGTTGTATGCACCAATATATCTCTTATAATAATCTAACTTTCCACAATCAATATCATGTATTAGTAATTCTGTTGCTCTTACAATATCTGATGGAACTTTATTATATCCAACCTCTAAAACAATTTTATAATCCCAACCTTTTGGAAATCCTCTTGCTGAATAATCTAATTCTGTTATATCAGTAGGAGATGCAGGCAATAAAATACGTGCTGATTCATCTCTATTAATTGCATCGCTATATGACATTGTTATTGCAGATCCATCTGATGTAATTTCAAATGTTGATATAGAATTTTCTAAATCATCTGCATCATATAACAAAACATTGTTTTCATAAACTTTTAAAATATTTTTTGCGTCTACCCAAATAGGTAGATAGTCTAATCCTTGACCTGTAGTCTCTAAAACTCTTTTTTTATAATAAAATTCTACATCACAAACCGAGTCAATTATTGCTCTGGCTAGTTCTTCATTTTTTCTATATGACTCTACCTCGCTGGCAGTTGTACCTTGAGTATTAGGATTTATATATGGACGTACTACATCTACGTATGTGTCTTCTCCATCTACCGTAATTTTATATTGAGTATCATATTTTGAAGAAAGTGGAATAGTTACTTTTTTTGAAGCACTTGAAGTAACTTCACCAGTTATTTCTGAAGAGTCCGCCATATCTACAATTTTATATTCATACTCTGTAGTTGCTAATGCAACATCAAGTGTAACGGTTAAGTTATATGGCGGAACTCTTAGAATTTCCATTTAGCGACCAAACTCCTTGGCTACTTCTTCTGGTGTAGCAAGTCTGACATGACTACGAGTTAGCCATTTATCAGCCTGCTCAGGTGTAACAATATTATATCCACGATACACCTTGCCCACTCCAGACCAACTTACATTCTTAGTAGAATGAATTGCAACAGTTTTGTTTGACTTTTTAGGGGCAACATTTACTGCTTCTCTTGCTGGACGTGGTGTTTGTGTGACTCCAATCACACCATTTACGATAGAACCTACAGCCTGCACTGTATCACTTGCAGATCTGCTTAAGTCGTTTGTAGTAATAGCATCAGAAGATTCTGATACTTCAGAAACTGATGCCTGAATATTATTTTCAGCAGCAACTTCTTCTACCTTTGTTTCAACTACTGGTTCTTCAGCAACTGGTGCTTCAATAGGAGCCTCTTCAGCAACAATATTTTCTACTGGTGCCTCATTGTTTTCATTATTAAAATTATTTTCTTCCATTATTTTACCTCCTATATGACTATTATAACAGAATACTAAAGAATAAGAGGGGGAGGAGATCTAACCCCTACCCCCTCTCAAAGGTTACTGCTTACAGATTATGCATCTGCTGCAGAGTCTGCCCACGCAATTGCGTCTTCTTCTTCCCATTGAATACCGAAGCGAACGAATACAGTATATTCAATTGTATCCTTCTTCGCAACATATTCACGGTTGACGACGATATCACGCTGGAAGCCCCATACACGGTTCTGTGGGAATGTCAAATCGACATATCCTTCAGGGTAATAAGGAACTTCTTGGACATCAATTCCGAGAACACGAGTTGTACGTGCTCCACCGAATGTCTGGCCTTGACCATCAAGGTATGCCTGTGTATTTGCATAGGTATTACCATTCTTACCAAGTGCCTCAGCGATTGCATCAGACAATGTACCGTTGTTCTTAACGATACCTGCGAATGCATCTGTACCTGCGTAGAACTTAAGATTGTTCTTAAGTGCACGGTACTTACGTGGCATAGCAAGAATAATTTCCTGCATCTTCTCTGGAGTCCATGCATTATCAGCAACTGTAATTAGTGCCTCATGTGAATCTCCATTGTCCTTGTGCTTCTTGATGAAGCCAGGCATAATTGAAAGGAATGGCGCTGTTGCACCATCACCGTTGATAGCAAGATCTTCAATGTCATTAGCAAATGCGTTGGTCATCAATCTTACTAGATGATCTTCCAAAGCACCCCCCTCGACATTGTCTTCTAGTGCTTCAGCAGAAACTTCCCAATCCAAACGGATTTTCTTTGTGGTAAGTTCTACTTTTGAGAAGGTCGCACCAGTGTTCTTATAATCGCCTACTGCTTGAGCAGCAGCACGGATTACACGCTCACCTACGTTGATCTTCTCCAATTCCATGGTGTTTGCTCTCATGGTCACACGACGACCATCTTGGGCGAGAACGGTAGCATCCCAAACATAATCGATAAAACGACGTGCTTGTTCAGGACGTAGGATTCCGCTTGCAGCATCACCCGAAGGGTTTACGGCATTAGGACCAGTGGTAACACCAAAGTTAGCGTTAGGAATGTTTCCAAGTGTATCTGCACCTGGATCTGTTACACCTCCAACACCACCTGAAGCGAATGCACCTTGACCTTGATAAAGACCAGGGGCTGTTCCGCCTAGTTCGCCAGATTCTCCTG